GTTGGCGACCGCCGTTCCGTCCGTGTCGAATCCGAATAGTAGACCGACAGGTTGAACTTGCCGGCTCCCTGCGCTTCGGACTCAAAGATCACGTACTTGACGATTTCCTTCGATGCATGGCGCGTCAGGCGATAGGTCGAGCCCGCTGCCATCGAGGCGGAAACGGTCACGTAACCGTCCTTTTCCTTGAGGATGGCGTTGGAACCGTGACCCGCCGTATTCGCCACGATGGGCGAAGCGTCGAGGTTGGTAATGGCCGTTGATTTAAGGGCTTCGGTTGTCATGTGTGTTCTCCTATCCCTTAGACGGTGATGTCAGAGCCGGTCGTGTCGGCGGCGCAGATTTGGACGACTTGTCCAAGCTGCGTGCGCGTCGCGCCGATCGAGAGCATGACGTTCACGTCCCACGGATTGCTGGACAGGTGCGGAAGACGGAAGACCTCGGTCTTCAAGTCCTGCCACACACCCATGTAGATGCCGCTCTTGCTGAAAGCGAGGCAGCCGCGCGTGTTGGTCTTGGAGTCCTTGTCGGTGATGACCGGAAGACGTTCCGAGACAACGATGTCGAAGCCCATGAAGCGTGTCACGATGCCATCAACCAGAACACCGCCGCGCGAATTGAAGTCGCTGGATGACACGACGGCGGAGTTGCGCAAATCGGCGTGCTGCTTGGAGCCGATGATGAGCGTCGCCTGCGGGTCTTCGTCGAACGCATGGTTGTGTTCGAGGATGCGCCTTGCCTCGTTGAGCTTGCCGGGGGTGAGACCGGTCGAGGTCGAACCGGAGTCGAAGTCGGAGGCGACCTGATAGGTCGTGTCCCATGCTTCTGTCGTCAGGTTGCCGTTGTCGGTTCCGATGGTGGCTGTCGCAGTCGCTGCGCGGATGATCTCGTCATCGATAGCGCGGTTGCAAGCTGCCGCAGCCGAAGCCACGATCTGCGATTGCGGATCGATCTGGGTCTTGAGCAGATCGAAGTTGTCGAGCGGAACGTCCAGTTCCTTGTCGATCGGAACGATCCATCGCCGCGTGTAGTCCTGCGACGTGAAATTTTTCGGGGCGAAACGGCCAGCAGGCGTCTTCATCTGCATCGCGCCGATGTATTGGATCGGCGACGCCAGCTTGGCGCCTGCGTGCATGCCTTCGAGCACGCGACCGCGAAGCTTGCTGTCCTTTTGCTGAAGTTTGAGTTTCAACAGATTGCTGAAACTCGTCTGAAACAGGTCAATCAGGCCGGCGTCGGTTGACATCCGTATTCTCCGTTCGAGTTAAACCAAGTCGTCTTTTGGCCGTGCCCGAACGGGGGCCTGTTCAGTTGCTCGCGCCGCGAAGCGGGTGTGCGAACGAACGCGAGATTTATGCGAGACGGACGGAGCCGCAACGCACCGTCGTCAGATTTTGATTTCCATGGCGATGAGCGAGCCGAAGCCCCACCCGACAATCAGCCCGGCGAAGCCCGCGCCGATGATGATAAGCGCGGCTTTCATTTCTTCTTCACATGCTTGGATTTGAAGTGCTTGCCCGTGTCAGCCTTGAGGTACTCGTTCCCGACTGAAACGGGCGCAGGCTTCTTGCCGGATTTGCGAAGGGCTGCCCTGCCCTTCGCTGTCCGTGACATCGCCATGAAGGCGTGTTGTGCTTGGCTTTCCGATGGCATCACACAAGCATCCTGTTCAGTGCGTCAAACTCCTGCTTGGCGCGCGAATCGCCGTTGAACAGGCGTTGACCGAACTGTTTATCGTTCATCAGTTCCGCCATGCGCGCCAACGCGCCTTCGCGTGTCATCACGCCCTGCGGCTGACCGTCAGGCACCTTGATGAAGCGGTCCTCGCCCATCATCTGGCCCATCTTGAGAAGCGCCTGCGCCATCTCGGTACGCCCGACGACGCCGACCATCTTGTCGAGCAGGTCCTTGCCGAAGCCGAGCTTCTCGGCAGCCTGATTGGCGATGAAGGTATTGGACTTGAGGTTGGTGCCCCACGACTTCGCCAGCGCGTCGGCTTCCTCGGCCATCTTGGCCGCGTTCGCCGTCGCTTCTGCCTTGTCCTGATCCTCCATGAACTTGACGACCTGCTTGACGATGCCGGGAGCGGCATCCTTCGGCACGCCGTTGTCGAGGAAGGCTTTGGACATCGTGTCCTTGAAGGCATCGTCCAGTTCGGTGCCGTCGGTGAACTTGATGTCCTTGAAGTCGTAGCCCTTCACGTCGGCTGGGACGCCAAGACGCTCGAGCATGGCCTTGCGCCCTGCCTCGTCGCTCGCATCCTTTGGCAAGCGCAGGAGTTGGTTGGCGGGAACGCCGAGATGCTTCTCGGCTTCGTGATGCGCCTTGACAGCCGCCATCGCCGCCTCATTGGCTGCCATCTTGTCCCAGCCGCGGTTCTGGATGCGTCCGATGGTTTCTGCATCGGCACCGTCGAACCATGCTTTTGTCACGGTCGTGGTGGTGGTCGTGTTGTTCGTATTATCCGTATTATTGCTGGTGTCGGTATTCCCGGCAGCACTCATGGCTTATCTCTCTTTTGTGCCAGATCGAATTGTTCTTCCGGCGTCAGGTTGATGGCGCGCTGGATGCGCAGCCATACTTGACGGCGGCCTTCGCGGATCGCGGTTTCAACCGGATCGTTGGATATGGCCGTCGTCGAGTTCGCGTGACAGAAGTCCATCAGGTCGGCGAGGACTTGCATGTCTGCCGGATTGATCCGGCTGAAAACCGTCTGGTAGTAGGACCGGCGCCTCCTGAAATAATCGAGGATCGCGTCCATTTACTTGACCAGCGTGTAGTACAGCGTGTCGCGGTTGAAGCCGTCGGAGCGCACACCGGCACAGCATCCGATCATCCAGCCTTCCTCGACAAGAAGCTCGAGGTTGTTGAAGGCATCGGGGTCGCCGATCTCGACCGAGATGATCCTGATCTTGCTGTACTCGACAGCGGCAGCGGACGCCTTCTTCGGTTTCGCCTTGCTCATTGTGGCGGACCCTGTTGCGCGCCTTGCGGAGGCAGGTTGCTTCCTGTGCGCTTGTTGACCATGGCCTGCGCCTTGAGCATCGCGGCTTGCGCAGGCAATGCCTGCACCTGCTGTTCCTGCTGCTTCTGCTGATCGCGTACCTTGCGCTTCTGCGCAATCTCATCAGGCGACGCCATCCAGCTATCGCGCACGTCCTGAATCTTGGCGATCTCGGGAATGGCAACATCGAAGTTGAAAGCGTCGAGGATGGACGGGTCTTGCATCTGGCCCGCAACTTCCAACGCGCTCTCGACCGTGCGCAGGAAGCCGGACGCTTCACCGGCGCGCGCCGACTTGAACAGCGGCGAGGTGTAGACGATCTTGTACTCGCCACGCGCCTCTCTGAGGATCGGCGGTGGCGGCGGCAGCAGTTTCAACTGGAACGCAAGATCGAGCTCGCGTTCGATGGTTGCGTCGAGGTATTCCGTCATGCCGCCGACGGTTGGCGCGAGGAAGACGCCCTTCTGGTTGATCAGTTCGATCACCTGTGTCGCCGTCATGTTCGGGTTCTCGACAAGCGACTGGAAGATCGAGGTCAAGGTCACGTCGCCGATGAGCGCGCGTTCCTCGTCCATCATCTCCTTGGTGATCTGGATGTTGCCGGGTTCGAGCGCATGAACCAATGGCTTGCCGTCCGAATTGACGCCGCCCTTGTTCAACGCTCCCGGCACCAGACTGAAATCCGTCAGCCCGTCATCGGCAGTCAGCAGCACCGGATCGGCGGCGCGATGACCGGCCTTGAGGAACACGGCCTTCTCGGCGTTCAGCGTCTTCACCGCTGGCAGCACATCGCCGATGGGACCGATGCCGTAAATCTCGTTCGGCGTCAGATTGTAGCGCGCAAAGGCCAGCGGGAACGAGGTATAGCCGCCCTCCTGCATCACGCGCCGCTCGGTCTGCGAGATGTAGCAGGAGTAGTACGGCTTACCGTTGACGCTGAGTTTCTCGTCCGGGTCGTAGTCGGTGTTCGGGTAGACGCAATGGAAGAAATCGAAAAGCTGTTCGCTCGACTTGTCCTGCGCTTCGTCCAGTGCCATCGGCAGCATGTCGTGACCGAACTGCTGCATCGCCTGACGCGCGGTCATGCGGAACGGGCGCACGAAGGAATCGACGCGGCCCTGGAAGTTGGTGCGGATGTACGTCTCGCCCAGCGGCAATCCGGTGTAGCGGAAGCCGCGTACGGGACGGTCGTGCAGGTCGCGCAACTGGTCGATGAACAGTGGACCATTGCCGAAGGCGGCGACCTGCTTGTAGATCGACTGGTTGGATTTGCGGTAATTGGCTGCCGCCATGTAGCGGGTGTGGAACAGCACATCGGACGCCTGCTCGAACCAGAGACGTACCGCGCGCTGCTTCTGCAAATACGGATCGGTCGATTCGAGTTCGTGCCACTTCGATGAGAAGGGCGTGAGCATCGAGTCGGCGATGGCCGCGAACTTGGTGATGGCGACTTGCGCGCTAGAATCGACCTGACGGTCGGTGCGCTTCACGCCGGGGAACATGTAGTTTTCTTTGTAGAAGGTGTTGCGCATCGCGGGGAAAACGATCTGCGCGATTTCTTCCCACTGTGCGGCGTGCGTCACGCGATAGGCGTTGCACTGCGCCCAAATCTTGTAGACCTCGTCAACGATCTCCTGTTCCTTCTTCGTCGGAGGCGGACGCAATTCGGACTGGCGCATCAGGTTCTCGGCGTGCCGAGCGAGGAGAAGGTCGGGCCGAACATCGCGGCCATGGCGTCCGGAAATGCGGAGTTCGATCCTGCCGCGTTGATCTTCTTCTTGCGCGCGAGTTTTTCTTCTTCCGTCAACTGCCCGGCGCTTCGCCCGGCAAGGTTCATGTCGCCGAACATGGAAGCGGCTGACTGCGCGGAAACGGGCATGGTGCGGTGAGCCTATTGGTCGCCGTGGGATGCTTCAGGCTCGGAAGCAATGGGTGCAACGCACCGCTACTGCGCGTTGGGTGGCAACTTTTCTTTCGGATGCTTCTTTTGCTCGAAGTGTTCGCGCA